CTTCACTCTCACAGGAGACGACATGGTACTGGCTCATCTACTGAATACTACAGTAGAAAAGAGACAAACACAGTACCATGATCTGTTTCGAGGCAAATAATGGTGCCAAGTTACGTTTTCTGGAGTGGATACGAAGGTTGTTTCCACTCATAAGAAGGTACGAGTCAGAAAACGTAACGGCGTGCCAAAAACTCGTAGATTTAGGACACTTGTTGGTTTGGGTCCGTCGACAATCTATGCAGTACATAACCCAAGTAGTGTGAACGTGTTGAGAGGCGTTGTGGAAAGGATCTTCACTGTTGATTATGGTAAAGGTCTTCAAGCACCAATCAAGACATCGCCGCACCGGTTCAGGGTAGCCACTGACAAGGCTTTCAAGTTCATTCGTAAACACTCTTCAGCTCTCTGCAAGTGGAACGCTCACCAGTTTATTGGCGGGTATGATTCCGCACATCTAAAGAGAAGATACGAGGAGGCTTGGGAGTCTTTGAAGGTACTACCATTGAGGTCAGTTGATGCGAACATACAGACATTTGTCAAGTCTGAAAAGGTCAATTTAACGAAGAAATCTGATCCGGCACCTAGGATCATATCCCCCAGGGATCCAAGGTACAACTTAAGTCTCGGGTTATTTATCAAACCAATTGAAGGGGTGCTGTACAACATCCTGAATGACATGTGTGGCGGGGCCACGGTAATGAAAGGGCGCAACTCATTACAACAAGGTAGGGACATCAGGCAGGCTTGGGAAGAGTTCTCCCATCCTGTGGCCATTCCGTTCGATGCAAAGCGGTTTGACCAGCATACAAGGAGAGATGCCTTGATGTTTGAACAAAAAGTATATAAACTTTTCTTTGATGGGAGTCATCGCGACGAACTCAACAAGATACTACAATGGCAATTAAAATCAAGCTGTGTCAACTACTCTCCGGAGGCAGTTGTCAGGTTTGTCATGGACATCAGAGCTTCTGGTGATATGAACACTGGATTAGGTACATGTGTGATAGCATGTTGCTTGGTCTATGGGTTTATGTCCACCTTAGGCATCCATTGGAGGCTGATCAACAATGGTGACGATTGCTTTGTGATAGTTGAGAAGCGAGAGGTGAACAAAATTAACGGACTCTTTAATTGGTGTAAAGATGCGGGATACTGGATGGTGGTCGAAGAACCAGTGGATATATTCGAAAAGATACAATTCTGTCAAACACAACCAGTCAACACTGTTGATGGGTGGAAAATGGCTAGAATATACCCAGACTGCATTGGCAAGGACATGGTGTCATTACTACCATTGGATTCAGCGGCTAGCTGGAGAAAATGGGCCAACGACGTCGGAAACAGTGGACTTGCAATACACTCAGGCGTACCAATTTTGCAAGAGTTTTATAGTATACTCCTAA